GTGAGCCTTTCTGATAATATCATCAACTGTAGGTTCATTTCTTGTAGGTAAATTAAATAACATATAATCCCCTTCACCATGATGGGCTGAATACCACTAACCAACCCTCTTTTATTGCTTCTAAAGTATTCATACAAAATAGCTTATCTTCCTCATCCCACTCTTTATTCTCAAATGGAAGTGTGTCTATAAGCTTAAAAATATCTTCTCTTGTAACTACAACGAATTCACAATTAAAATCTGTTCTGACTCCACCCTTTTCTGCCCATAAATCTTCAAACCACATATACAATTCTTGATGGTTTTTCCAATAAGCAAATTCATTAAAGTCTGTAAATTCATCAATTCTAATATCACTAATGTAAGCACTCTTAGGTACTTTATAAGCATACAAATGAATGTCCAAGTTGCCACCACCTTTCATGGCTTTATTATACCACAAAATAACAAAAAAGGAAAGGACTTTATTATCCTTTCCTTAATTGTTTTTAATTTATTAGAAACCGTGATTTACTCTCTGTCTAGGCTGTGGAGCTGTCTCCTGCTGTGCTGGAACATCAGTTGATGTAGAACTAGTATTGCCACCACCTGCATTTGGATAAGCACCTGTGGAGATAAACTGCTCCATCTGCTCTGCTGTCCAAGAGCGAATGAAAGAGTCACCACGACCAATAATATCATCGTCCTTAACCTCATACTTAGACTTAAGTTCAGCTACAGTACCATTAAGTTCGGTAAGTTCGCCACCTTCAAAATCAGTATCCATAGGGAAAGCACTATAAGATGTATCTGTAGAGGCACCAGTACGCAGAAGCTCCATTGGTCTAGCAAATGGCTTCATACGCATAAACTGTGGAGCGACTTTCTTGTACATCCAAGCACTCCAATTAAGCAATTCATAACTAGGCTCTCTCTTACCATCATTGTCATACAAACGAATAAGAGGAATAGTTACCATAGTCTTTGCCTTAGTTACAAATGGTACAGTTGGATACTTCTCATCTACATGGTTAGGAGCTTCCTTACAAAGTGGGCAATTATTTCCCAAACAGTCGACATTAATGCTATAGCTCTTACCGTTCTTGCTCACCATACGCACCTTATGTACGGAATGTACCTCAACATCATTCAAATCCTCTACAAGTGGCTTAATAATGGTATGGTTGCCATCACCCTTAAGACGGAACTCATTTACATACTTACCACCATTGTTGTTCTCTGCATTTGCCTGCTGCTGTGCCAATACTTCCATAGCTTCGCTTAAATTCATTCTCATAATTCTTGTACCTCATATCTTTCTTTGTCATTTAATTACTAGCTACTTCTGAGCTATTTCTTATTTTACCATAACCTAATTATCTTGTCAACAATTTTTTTCTAAATTCCTCAAAATTTTCTAATGTACCTAAATCATTTACATCATATCCAATTGGTGTCGTTAAATTCTCTATAAGCTTATAATTACTAAGTGTCTTTGAAAGCTTCTCACTTCCTCTTCGGCCAGCATCATCGTTATCTAAGCATAAAACATATTTTCTATAATCAAGATGCTTCAGTTCATCTATCTGTTGCTTAGAGCCTGTGCCTAATAATGCTATTGCAGGTTTACCCCACTTGAATAGCATCAATGCGTTTAACATACTCTCACAAAGCCATAACTCAGTAGACTCTGGAAACATCTGTTTTGCTTCATATAAGTAAGTCAATGACTTATTTACCCCTGCATCATAATGAAAAATCTTACTATTAATAGCTCTTCTTGCCACAAATACTACCTTACCACTCATATCCTTTACTGGAAATGTTATACAATCAAAAGGTTTCAACCCATCATGCATCTGAAATTGTTTCTGAAATCCTATATCAAACTTCTCAATAATCTCATCTGTTAGGTGTCTTTTGTACATATATGGGTGGTAGTATCTATAAGAGGCCAACTCTTCTTCTGAGATATACTCAACTTTCTCAGTCGGCTCTTCTCGACTCGGATTTATCCGATTAAAGAATTTACCTCTGTCCTCATATTCATAATCGTTAAAATGTTCAAGTAGCCAATGTTCTCCAAATACTCCATCATCATCTTTACCAAAACAAAATGAAATCAAGTTTGGTAACTCCATGTGAGTCTTACAAGAAAAACAATTAGCTGTTCCTGCCTTAATGACTCTACCGCCACGCTTAAACTCTCTTGTAGTGACTCCACAAGAAGGTTTACTTTCCTGTCCATTCTTATGAAATGGGCAAGTTATCTGAATATCTTGCCCCTCATAGGCAGGTGCATTTATATCCTTCAATAGGGGGATATTATTCTCTTGTAGCTCTGCCTTTAAGGTCAACAATATATCATATACACTACTTAAAATAGGAATATCCCCCAACATGAACATAAACTATTTCTCCTTCTTTGTCACAATCACAACATCATCTGTCTCGTTACCATTACTTCCCATGTGCTTAGTAGTACCACCAATATAACCTAATAAACCGCTAGCTATACTCATAGACAATTCATTCATAGAAAACCAAACACTCGTAAACAATGTAATAGATAGTGCTAAAATTACAATTAAGTCACCAACATTAATTTTATCAATATCTATATTCTGCAACGCCCTCACCACCTTAGAAGCCATCTACTGTAGTGAATCCACATTCATAACAATGGCTAATTCTTAATTTATGAATTAACCCCACCCAATAAGGGTCAGCATTACCAACACCATTGAAACAAACTGGGTCAACTTCTGCTATAGCATAAAATGGTTTCTTACACATTGGACACACTTTAGCATACTCATTGAAGTCTAACGCATTTAAGAAATCAATGGTTTCGTCATACTGTTTCACTCTTTCCTTCTCTTCCTTAAAGACAGCTTCTCTATTAAGGGCGTTTCTTTCAGCAGTTAAAAACCTTACTGCTCTTCTTCGTCTTGTTTTGTATACAGGCCATTTCTGTCCTTGTACTCCACTCAAAGTATCACACCCCTAAAAAACATTCTTAAAATTCTCTTTCGTTTCCTCAATCTCTGCTTTTTGTTCTTCGGTATTACATAAATCCTCTAACTGAGGAATATAATTAAAATACATTCTATTATAGTCATAGGTATAAACATAAGTTTTACCATCAATACCATATCTATTTTTAGCTATATGGAAGTTAAGTGCATTACCCTTCTTCCACATAGTAATCATACGAGAGCAATTCTGAGTAATCTGATAAGAGTCGTAAACACTTTCACTATCAAGTGTGTTATCTCCATCACCCTTATTTTCATTACTTCTTCGTCTAGCCTGTGCTACACCAACTACAGGAATTTGATAAAGCTCTGAGAAATTAAGTAGGTCTGCACAAACCTCACCCAATACTTTAGCTTCTGACATTCCTCTAGTATCACAAGATGGTCTAACATATTTTATACCATCTACAAACAAAATGTCAAGCTTCATTTTCTCAATAAACTCTTTAACTGCTCCCATAGTAATATCTTTACCATCAAAGCTTCTTCTATCAGCTATGAATACATGATTACCACTATTAACAAGTCTCTCTGTGTATTCTCTATAGCCTTTAACAGGTAAGCCCTTCTGTAAAGCCATATTATCAAAATGCTCATCATAAGAAGCAATACGCATAAATAAAGCTTCTTTACTCATCTCTGGGCTAATCACACCAACCCTAAGACCTTGATTCATAGCACAACCAATACAACAACTAAGTATCTGAGATTTACCTGTGGAAGATTTAGCTACAAATAAGAAAAGTTCCTCGCCTCTCTTAAAGCCAAACATATCCTCCTGTATCTCTTTAAATGGCATATCAACATACTCATTATCTTGATTATTAACACGCTTCTCATATGCTTGGTATTGCTCATCTGCATGTGCTATAACATCAGTGCAGGAAAACCTACCTTGTGGCCTTAACTCATCTATATGATTAAGTAAATACTTTGCACCATCATTAGCATCTCTCGTAAAGATTTCTGAACTCTTATTGATAATCTTTACTGCTCTCTTAAAGAGTGTCTTTTCTTTAATGTCGTCTACAATAGATACATCCGATTGCTCTACCGTAAAATACTCAAAGTCTGGAAACTTACTTGTAAATGTCTCCTTGTCTGGTACGCATTTATACTCCTTATAGAAAGCATCAATATAAGCAAACTCTTTATTAGCTTGGTCAAAATCTTCACTTGTAATGTAGTTATCTAAAACAATATTATAGTTTTTTGTGTCTAATACCTTATTA